AAACTCAGGAGTTTTAGCTGCAGGAGGAGGCGGTGGTGCCGCTTCTCCAGGAGTAACTTCTGCGGATGGTGGAAGTAGTAATACCGGAGGAAGAGGTTCATCAAGTAATCCAAGTTCTCCACGATCAGCAGGAGCAGGAGTTGCCAACACTGGTAGTGGTGGCGGTGGAGCTTCAGGAGGATCCAACCCTAGCGGTAATGGTGGATCAGGTGTAGCAGTAATAACACAGTTAAATAACAACAGAGGTGTATGGCCTTTAAAACAACAATTTGATGCACAAAAAGCTGGTAAATGGCCGGATGGTACAGTTGTTCAATCAGTTACATTAAATTATTTAGTTGTAGCTGGTGGAGCTGCAGCAAAAATTTCAGGAGGTGGAGGTGCCGGAGGTTATAGAGCTTCTGGTTTTGGTCCTTCTCCTTTACAAGGAACAGCGATAACAGCTGATTCAGGATCATGTTATACAATCGTAGTTGGAGGTGGCGGAGCAGGACCTAACGGTCAAGCAGCTCCAGCAGCTCCTGCTACCAACCCTTGCTCAACAGGTCCAGGTAATGGTCAAAATTCAAGTTTTGCACCTGGAACACCAATTGCAATATGTGCAACAGGTGGTGGTTATCCATTAAATGCATCATGCGGAAACCCATGGAATACAAATAACGGAGAAAGAGGGGGACCTGGGGGTTCAGGTTCTGGAGGTTATCCCGCAACCGCAACTTCAAAAAGAGTAGGCGGATCTGGTAATGCTGGAGGCTATTCTCCACCAGAAGGAAACGATGGTGGTGGCGGTGGTGGTGACCAAAGCACAGGCGGTGGAGGCGGTGGCGCTGTATCGGCTGGGTCTGGTGGAACTGCCGGAGCAGGTGCACCAAATTTAATTACAGGAGTTGCTTGTTCTGCTTACGCTGGAGGCGGCGGAGGTGGATTTGATAGTAAATCAGGAACTAGTGGAAACGCTGGTGGAGTTGGAGGCGGAGGAACTTCTGCGCCAAACAATAGTAGTGGATTAGCATGTCACGGTGCGGTTAACACTGGCGGTGGCGGTGGAGGTGGTTCTACTTTCCAAGGTGGTCAAACTTTAGCACCATGTGGTAGATCTAAGTATGCTTCTAAAGGTGGCTCAGGTATCGTAGTATTAAGATCTCCTGCAGGATACCCAATGAGTGTGTCTCCTGGAACTAACTCAGTGACTACTGTTTGTGGTCAAACAGTGGCTAAATTTACCGTATCAGGAACCTTGACACTAAACTAATTAGTCTCTAAATTAGCTTTAGAATGAAGCTATACAGAAATATTCTACAAGAAAAAGAACGTAAAAAATTATTAAAGTTTTGTAAAACAAAATTAGAAGATTTTGGTGACAATTGGCCAGGACTACAAAGTAAAAATAATTTACATACCCACCCTGAACTTAATTTTTTTATTAAAACAATTTTAAACAAACATTTAAAAAACTATAAAGTAGAAACTGCATGGGTCAATTATTCAGAGGGAGACATTATAAATTGGCATAGTCATCCAACAGCTAAAAAATCAGCTGTTTACTTTTTACAAAATCCTGATAGTCTAGGCACCATATTTAGAAATGAGAAATACAACTATGACAAAATTATATCAACCAAAGGACCACAAAATTCTTTGTTGGTTTTTGATGGAAGCAAGACACATTCACAACCATACTCACATAAAAAAATTAAAAGGTATACAATAGCAGTAGATTTAATATGTTGTTAAAAAATTTATTTTGGTATTTTAAAGGTGCTTTGAGCGATCAATTCTGCGATGAAGTTATAAAGTATGGTAACTCTAAAGTGGATGAAAAAGGAAGAGTAGGCGGAACAGCTACTAAAAAACTTAATAAAGACCAGAAAAAATTTTTAAAAAAAACTAGAGACTCCAATGTTGCATGGTTAAGTGATAGATGGATATTTGATGAGATCTTACCCTATATTAATAAAGCTAATCAAAATGCAGAATGGAATTTTGATATAGATTTTTGTGAAGCAATTCAATTTACAAAATATAAAAAGAATCAATTTTATGAATGGCACTGTGATCCAATGCCAGAACCTTATAATTCTCCAGACAAACCAAACATTCACGGCAAGATTAGAAAAATTTCTGCTACTGTGCAATTGTCTGATCCCAAAGATTATTCGGGTGGTGAGTTTCAAATACAACCAAGAAATCAAGCTAACCCAGCTAAACCAATAATTACAGTTAAGGAAGCAAAGCCAAGAGGATCTGTGTTAGTATTTCCATCTGAATTATGGCATAGAGTTAAACCAATAACGAAAGGAACTAGGTATTCTTTAGTAGTATGGAATTTAGGATACCCATTTAAATAGTATGGCAAAAACAGATAATCTATCTACATCTTATTATTTCCATACTCCAATATATTCTATTGAAGCTCCTGAGTTTTTACCAGTAGTTCGTAAAGCTTCTGAAAAATATATTAAGAAAGCTAAACAAATGAATAAAGAAACAATTAAGAATAGAGAAAAATTTTTTAAAATTAAAAACTTTGGTGATAAAGGTTTATCTCATCATTCAGAAAGTATGATTAATGACCCATTACTAAGTGAGTTTCAAACTTACATTGGAGACACAAGTTGGAATGTATTGGACCACATGGGTTATGATATGAGCCAGTATGAATTGTTTTATACTGAACTATGGGTTCAAGAATTTTCCAAAAAAAGTGGTGGTCATCACGATGGACATATTCATTATGACAACCATATATCTGGTTTTTATTTCTTAGAATGCAGTGAGAAAACAAGTCAACCTGTTTTTCATGATCCGAGATATGCAAAAACAATGAATGACTTACCATTAAAAGATCCAAACACTGTAGGAATAACAACACCTTTAATTAGGTATCAGCCCAAACCTGGAACTATGATTTTCTTTCCTGCGTATTTAGAACATCAATTTACTGTTGATATGGGAGTAGATACATTTAGGTTTGTTCATTTTAATTTACAAGCTGTCAGAAAAATGATTACCGAAACAATTAGAAACTTTGCATTAAAAAAGAATGATACAAATAAAAGATAATTTTTTAAATAAAAAAGATTTTAAAACCATTAAAGAGATGATGGAGAGTAATACTTTTCCTTGGTATTTTAATAACTATAAAATTGATCCTTCTCAAAAAAATAAAAATGCAGGAATGTATGATTATCAATTTGTGCATAATTTTTTTCTAGATAATCGTATTAACTCTAATGCGTATAATGTTTTAGAACCCATACATAAAAAATTAAAACCTAAGTTCTATATAAGAATTAAAGCAAATTTAAATTCTTATACTCATAAACCTATTAAACATGCTGTGCACACTGACCAACCATATAATTGTAAAGCAGCAATATTTTATATAAATAGTAATAATGGTTATACTTATTTTAATAAAGAAAAAGTAAAACCTAAAGAAAATAGAATAGTTTTCTTTAATGGTAATGTTCCTCATCAAGCACAAACTTGCACTGATGAAAAACTTAAACTAGTAATTAATTTTAATTATCAATAATGAGTTGGAAAAAAAATAAATACTTAATAATAAGAAATGCTGTTAGCAAAGAATTAACTAACTTTTGTAAAGATTATTTTTTATTAAAAAGAAAAGTGTGTGGTAAATTAAAAGAGACTTCCTCTATATCTCCATTTAATATAGACTGGGGTTATTGGGAAGATCCACAAGTTCCTGGAACATACTCTCACTATGGAGATATTGTTATGGAAACTTTATTATCTAAATTAAAACCTTTGTTAGAAAAAAAATTAAACCTTAAACTATATGAAAATTATTCTTATGCTAGAATATATAAAGATAGAGATATATTAGAAAGACACAAAGACAGATTTAGTTGTGAAATATCCACTACACTTAATTTAGGAGGAGATAATTCTTGGCCGATCTATATTAATCCTAATGAAAAAGAAGGTGGTTGGAATGAAACGACAGGAGAATACATGGCTTCTAAGAAAAAAGGTGTTAAAGTAAATTTAAATCCTGGCGATATGTTAATTTACAGAGGGGACTTATTAGAACATTATAGAGAACCCTACAAAGGTAATCATTGTGTTCAAGTTTTTTTACATTACAATAATGCTGCTACTGAAGGTGCAGAAGAAAACGCTTATGATAGACGACCGCACCTTGGGCTTCCAGGAAGATTTTTAAGAGCAGAGAAAAAAATACCGAAGTGATAAAATTTCCAATAATTATAATAGATAATTTTTATAAGTTTTCTAGAGGTCAACAAACTCGTGCAAAAAATTCTGTAATTGATCAAATCAAAAGAGCAGAATGGGATAACAACTATCCTTTAAAAGAAAGTAAATTTACTAAAACTTTATATGATGGCTTTGTTAAAGCCTCTAAAAAACACTTAGGTAAATTTAAACTTAAGGATATGAATAAAGACACTTGCTGGGCTGTGGCATCAAATAAAGATTTTATACCCTCTGTTAATTGGCATAACCATATCATGACTTCTACCATTAACTCTGTATTTTATTTAAATATACCTAAAGATATGAAGGGTGGTGAGATACAATTTAAAAATAGGTCTGGTAATGTTTTGACCCTAAAACCAAAGAACAACCAATTGCTGATATTCCCTGGTTGGATGTGGCACAACCCTGTAAATGTAGAATCTCAAGAGCTTAGACTTTCCATAAACATGGAGATTATAACTCAAGAGAAAATGGAAGACGTTTTTAATATATTGAAATAGCCTAAAATCTGTTATATTACCTAATAAACAGGTTTTTTTATGCTACAAAAATTAGGCTTTGCCCCAGGATTTAATAAACAAGTAACGGAAACCGGAGCCGAAGGGCAATGGTTTGATGGTGATAACGTACGTTTTAGGTATGGTACTCCTGAAAAAATAGGAGGATGGCAGCAATTAGGACAAGATAAGTTAACTGGTGCCGCTAGAGCTATTCATCATTGGGACGATAACGCAGGTATTAAATACGCTGCAATAGGCACTAATAGAATTTTATACGTATATTCAGGTGGTACGTATTATGACATTCATCCTATTAGAACCACACTTACGGGTGCAAATTTTACGAGCACATCTTCATCAACTACAGTTACGGTAACATGCACCGGGGCTCATGGATTAGGTGAAGATGACATTGTATTATTTGATAATGTCTCAGGAGTGACTGGATCATCTACATACACAGACGCTACTTTTGAAGATGTTAAATACATGGTGACATCAGTGCCTACGACTTCAACTTTTACCATTACTATGGCTACTCAAGAAACTGGCACGCCTTTAAGTTCAGCTGGATCAGCTTCTATAAAATGTTATTATACGGTAGGACCTTCACAGCAGTTAGGTGGTTTTGGATGGGGTGCAGGTTTGTATGGTGGTACTGCACTAGGGGCTGCTACTACAACTCTAGCCTCTACCATTAATGATACAGTGACTGATATCCCTCTAACTAACTCATCAGCTTTTCCTTCGTCAGGAGAAATAAGAATTGGATCAGAAGATATAAGTTTTACAGCTAACAACACTACTACAAATATTTTAAGCGGTGGTGCAAGAGAGGTTAATGGCACTACTAAAGCAGGACACAGCGCCGGAGCTACAGTTACAAATATTTCAGACTATGTAGGTTGGGGTGAAGCAGCTTCTTCTGACTTTACAATTGATCCTGGTTTATGGGTTTTAGATAACTATGGTACAAAATTAATTGCGCTAATATACAATGGTCCATGTTTTGAGTGGGATGCTGCAGCTTCAGGTGCTGTTAATAACAGAGCAACTATTTTAGCAAACGCACCAACAGCATCACGTCATGTATTGGTATCTACACCGGATAGACACTTAGTATTTTTTGGTACAGAAACAACTGTAGGAAATTCTGCTACTCAAGATGACATGTTTCTACGTTTCTCAGATCAAGAAAATATTGATGGTACAGACGCTTATACAGTAAAGGCAGAAAACAATTCTGGTACACAAAGACTGGCAGATGGGTCTAAAATTATGGGTGCCATAAAAGGTAGGGATGCTATCTATGTATGGACCGATACGGCACTATTTCTAATGAAGTTTGTAGGTGGAGATTTTGTATTTGCCTTTGAACAAGTAGGTACTAACTGTGGACTCGTAGGTAAAAATGCCTGTATAGAAGTTGACGGTACTGCTTATTGGATGTCAGAGAATGGTTTCTTTACATACGATGGTCAATTAAAATCAATGCCGTGTCTTGTAGAAGATCACGTGTATGATGATATAAACTTTACATCTAGAGATCTTATTAATGCAGGATTAAATAACCTGTTTGGTGAAGTTAATTGGTTTTATTGCACAGCTGCATCGGATCAAATTGACAGGGTAGTTACTTATAATTATTTAGACTCATCACCTAAACGTCCTATATGGACAACGGGCACTTTACCTAGAGCAGCGTGGCAAGATTCTGCGGTATTTGATAAACCACATGCTACTTATTTTAGACTAGCAGACAATGCATCATCAGATGTTGTTGGCAATACGGACGGAAGTACTATATACTATGAGCAGGAAACAGGGACTGATCAAATTAATGCCGGAGGGGCAGTCACTGCAGTCATTGCATCTATTACCTCTGGTGATTTTGACATTACTCAACGTAGAAGTAATACAGGACAAACTGTAGGTATGCCTGACATAAGAGGAGACGGTGAATTTATAATGAGAATAAGTAGATTTATACCTGATTTTATTTCGCAAACAGGAAACACTGCTGTTAAATTTAAAACAAGATTGTATCCAAATAGTAGTGAGACTACTACGTCATTTACTTGTGATTCGACTACAACTAAAAAAGATGTTAGAGTTCGTGCAAGACAAATAGCTTTAGAGATTGCTAACACGGCAGCTAACGAAGATTGGAAACTAGGAACATTTAGATTAGATATACATCCAGGAGGAAGAAGATAATGACTGACGAAGAGATACGACAAGCAGGTTTTAATTTTATTCCTCCACAAAGGTTCTTAGCAAGTCCTTTTCAGATACCAGAAAATCAAGAAGAGCCAGTAGTTGATCAGGGTATTGTTGCAACTAATGCTTTTGCTGGTAGTGGTAAAGATGGTTTTAATGTTTATAATCCAGACCCTACTAAAATAAAAAAGTATAGACCTAACTATGATTTTAGAAAATTTCAGGATTATAATCCTGAATTATCTGATCTACAAAATCAAAAAATAATGCAGAACATGCCCAACTTTAAAGGTTATGATTATTATAATGCACCAGAGCCTACAGGCTTAGGAAAACTTGTTCAACTAGCAGGTGGCCTTATGCCGGGAAGAGGGGTTGGATCATTCATAGGTGATTTTCTACCAGTTAATAGAAGAACAATATTAGAAAACGAACTAGCTGGTCAAGGAGTGCTAATAGATGACATCGGAAGAATTGTTAAAGGGAAAGGTGATTATAATACAGCTGAAAATGTTATGGCGGGTTACACTAGTAATGTATCTCAAAAATCAATTGATAAGAGACAAGGTAACATTTTAGATACTTTAAAAAATAAATATAAAATGAGTAAAGAAGATATAGATGCTGTTAAAGCTGGCGCTTACAAGGGTCCAATTGAAACTGATTTAATAAAAAGATATAGTGCTCTTGAGGAATTTGGAAATACATTAAAGTTAACAAACCAACTAACAGATGATATTTACGATTTTGAAAAAGAAGAAAAAGAAAAAAAGAAAAAAGATAATATTTTATTTAAACTCTTTGGTAAAAAAGATAAACAAGGTAAACAAGATATTACTACATCAAGTGGTGATGGTGATAGCGGTGGTGCGGTAACAACTACTGATACTTCTGCTACTAGTCAGGGTGACGGTGGTGATCCCAATATTACTGGTGGATGGTCTCCAGGAAGCGGCACTCAAGGCACTACTCAAACCGGTGACTTTTCTTACGAAGATTTTGCTAAAGGCGGTAGAGTTGGTTTTAACACGGGTGGTCATTCAAGATTTGAAGTAGGATCTGGTTACTATGGAGAAACTCCAATTAAATCAGTTAGCGGAGAAGGAGGAGGTGACAACCAAAACAAAACAATAATTAATACAGATAATAATAAAGTTGTCGATACTTCAAATTTATTATCTCAAAATCCTGAAATAAGTTTTAATCTTTCAGATCCTAAAAACCTTGCTCTTATAAATGCAAGATTATACAATCAAAATATTTTAGATAACGACGATATAAATCTTGAAGGTACTTTATCAAATTCATTAGGTCCAATAGATTTTACTAATTATTTTACAGATGAAGGTCTTAAAAATATTAATGTTTCAACAGATGCATTAGGTGGTTTATTTACTGCTAATGTAGATCCCGATCTTCAATTACAAAACATTTCTTATGAACGAAATATTGGACCAGGTAATTTAAGATTTACAGGCGATAGAGATAATCAATTCCTTAGTTATGGAATTACTTATAAAAACGGAGGACTAGCAAGTTTACTATAATGGCAAAAATTGTACAATCATTAACAAGAGCTGAACCAGAATATGATCAAGCTAATATACAATCATTAGTTAGAGATCTTGATGCATTAATTACAAAGCTAAATACTTCTTTTCAACAAGAAGTTAAACAGGAGATAGAAGCTAAAAGTTTCTTTTTAGAATAATGGCAGTAGTAAACCAATATAAATTTGTAGGTAAAGACAATGATACCACAGGAAATGCATTAGCTGTTTTTGCAGCAGGTAATCCAGGGGTTAATGAAACAATAATTATTAAATCAATACTAGTTACATCAGCTGGTACACCAAGCGTAACGGTTCTTAACAATAGTATTACAGCTATTAAGTCAGTGCCATTAACAGCTAATCAATCAAAAGAACTATTGACTCAACCTCTTATAGTAGAAGGTGGGTCTACTTTTACTATACAATCAAGCACGACAGATTCGTTTGATTTTGCAGTTAGTTATTTAAATATTAAAAAAGAAAAGGTGGATTAATGGAAATAAAACAAGCAAAAGTAGAGACTACTTATAGACACAAGGAAACTGGTGAGCTTTTTAAAGAAAGAAAAGACTGGGAATCTAAAGGTTATAAGAACGAAGACATGGCACAGGACGTAAAAGTAATAATGCCAACTCTTGATTTGTTCTCAAAAACCAAGTAAACATAGGAATTAAGGTAAAATTATGGCAATATCTAGAATGCAAGAACCCAGACAACTACAAGCTGACGGCGGAATTATGACATTACGAGATCCTAGACAAGGTTATTTTCTAGGTAAACTTGTAAAGAAAGCTAAACGTGGTTTAAAAAAAGTTTTTAAAA